ATTAGCTGCGCTGTTCACGTTTATGGAAGTCCCTTGGTATTAGCTGGGCTTATGGAGCCGAGGTTGCGGACTCGGTATTAGCTGGGCTTATGCACGGAAATCGTTCGTCCCTTGCCGTGCCCCTGTGGGGTAGCGTCCACGTCCCTTGCCGTGCCCGATCGGGGTTCCGTCCGTCAGTCTGGAGTTGGATGGGGGGGGAGGGGGTAACTTACAACTGTCGAGTCAGAAATGTGTATTCATAAACCACCCTATAAAAAAAAACACTACTCATAGGGTTCCAGCCCCAGCTAGGTCGTGTACTCCTTAAGGAGTGTTGTTAAGTATTTCTTTGTTCTTATGGATACCTTATTTCTTTTGCCCTACGGGCAAGAAACTCTTTATGGCTTGGACTCCTTAAGGAGTATGATTTGAGTCTACTGAAGTATAAGGTTGACAGTCAAGCTTTATTTAACAAATATATAATAATGCTAGAGGAAAATTCATCTGAGGACAAAGAGGCATTGATGCTGGAGATCCAGGGTGCCATATGGGAGGTAGCAGACAAGAAGGAGATTGCTCAGGTACGAAGCCTGTCCAGGCATAACCCAGAGAAGGTAGCATCTATACTGTACTTGTATAGCACTGGCAGTAGCCAGACAAGGATCGTAAAGAAGTACGGCATTGATCGGGAGACAGTCATCAGCGTCCTGTCGGACTACACGGATCATCTAGGAAAGTTCAGGGACTTAAGCGGCAAGATTGCCGCAAAGAGTTACCTGAATCTCTCTAGCTTAGAGGAGGACCTTATCAACTCAGTTCGGGAAGACCTAGAGTCAGGGGAGTTAAAGCCTACCATCAGGGACCTGAAGGAGATTTCTATATCGGTATCTAACTCTGCACGTCAGGCATTCACCGCTCGTGGCGAGGCCACGCAGATAACTGAGGACCGCCAAGTCATTACACAGGAGGACTACGACGAAACAATCAAGGCAGCCAAGGATAGAATCCAGAAGCTAAAGCAAGCAGATGTAATTGATGTAACGAAGACACGTTAAAAGAAATGTGCTTACATTTTTTAATTTTATAAACATTATGAAGATAACAATTGAACAACACGAAGAAATTATTTCGCTTAGCACTCAGGGTGATAATCTAACTGCGGATGAAATTGCAGAATTGATGTCCCGTATGTGCCACGCCTTAGGGTATCACCCAAAGAGCATAGGTGAAGCATTCTATTCAATTGGTAACGATATAATCGAAACAGATGAGCACTAAAGGAAGCGGTCCACGCAAGGGACACAACCAAGATAAGCAGCGTAAGAACTACGATGATATTGATTGGGGCAAGAAACCAACTGCACCTAAGACAGAGCAGCCACGTTCTAAGAGTACGGGGAAGCTTGCTTCCCCTGAAAGTAAGTAATGCCGATTCAATTTACAGAGCACCCAATAATTAGACCTCCTACAGACGAGGAGATAGTCCTGCTTGGAGAGCAGGACCCTCAGTTATTGGCAGCCCTGCACGAAGCGCACGAAGGACGTATACAAGCAGCAGAGGAAGACCCTATACGCTACGGCTTTGACCTAGCGGGATGGGACCGCATACGTACAGGATTACGTACAAACAATGAAGTGCTGGCACTAGGTGGCAACAGATCGGGCAAGACTACTGGCTGCGCCAAGATGCTTATGGAGGCCGTCACGGAAAGTATGGACGGGCATATCGTATGCTTCTCCCAGAATGCAGATACCTCTATCAAGGTACAGCAGTCCGCTGTATGGGAGATGATGCCTAAGGAGTTCAAGCGCAAGACCAAGAGCGTAGACGGATACATCAACTACTCTATGCAGAATGGCTTCACGGCCTCTTCGTTTATTTTCCCAGATACTAGGACACGTGTAGACTTCAAGACCTACACGCAGTACAGTAACAACCAGACAATCCTAGAGGGCTTTGAGTTCGGGTTCAAGAAACCAGTAGGGTTGAATATCGGAGCCTGGCTAGATGAGTACTTAGGTGACGCTGCTCTGGTCAACACCTTGCGTTTCCGTTTAGCTACCCGTGACTCCAAGATGCTTATCGGCTTTACGCCGATTGACGGGTATACACCTTTTATATCCGAGTACCTAAAGAACGCTGAAACCTTAAAGACTCGACCTGCTGTCTTACTAAAGAACAAGGCAGTGCCTATTGAGCAGTACAGTCCTAGCAGAGATGCAAGAGTTGTATACCTGCACTCAGACGAGAATCCATTTGGTGGCTACGAACGTATAGCCAAGGACCTAGTAAACCAGCCTGAGTCAGTTATAATGGTACGTGCCTACGGCGTACCAGTTAAATCAGCGAATGCACTGCTACCTTACTTCAACACAGAAGTAAATGTCCTAGACGATGAACCAAACAAGTACGGGTTTGAGTTCCCCGACATTTCGGATAAGTCGGAGTTCACCTGCTATCAGGTAGTTGACCCTGCTGGAGCAAGGAACTACACCTGCATCTGGGCTGGGGTAAATGCTGACGGCCAGATATTTATCAGGAAGGAATGGCCAGACCGTGATACCTTTGGGGAATGGGCTATCTTCGGTGACCCCAAGTGGAGATATGGCCCTGCATCTAAGAAGGTAGGTCTTAACGTAGAGGGATACTGCGAGTTATTCAAGGAGATCGAGGAAGACCTAGGCATTGAGGTAACCGAAAGAATTGGTGACTCAAGATTTTTTGCAAAGGAGAATGAGAACAATGATGATCTTTTTACATCCTTCTATGACTTTGGTCTAAGCTTCATTCCTTCTAGCGGAGTAATGGAAGATCGGGGCATTACTGCCCTCGACGACTGGTTTCACTATAACCCAAATGTAGGCGTAGACTTATCGAATCGTCCGCTGTGCTACATACACAAGGACTGCGGAAACTTAATCGACAGCTTAATCAACTACAATGCAAACGGCAAGTCCGACGAACCCCTGAAGGATTTCTTTGACGTTATACGCTATTTGCGAATGTCGAACGGAGGGGAAGGGCCAGACTTTATGACCAATGCATCAATGCAAACAACTACAAATAAAAAAGGAGGATACTAATATGCCCAAGAAAAGAGTACAAGCAATTGCCAAGGAGCACAATGTCGAGCTGGATTTACTACTAGAACTAGTAAAAAGCAAACTACCAGAGCATACCGTCACGGGAACTGGCAAGGCCAGGTGGATCAACGAAGAAGGGCAGTCTATGCTAGAGGAGGCAGTAGATATTCCTGAGCTTACGCCCAAGCGTTACCGTGGTACAGTGCACTCAAAAGCTCCAAACAAAAGTTATATCTACGTGTATATCAGGGAGATACGAAAGAAGGTCCCAGTAGTAATCCCTCGCAAGTTTGAGAATCACTTCACTCCTGGGAAGAATGTAAACGTCGAGGCTATCACTGACGAAACAGGAACCTCCTATCGCTATGTTAAGTGAAGATGACATTACTTTAGATCCAGAATGGATCAAGGAACAGGTCAATAGACTTGCGGGATGGGAGTATCTAAACCGCTATGTAAGGCATCAGCTTGAAACACCAATGCGTCCACAGGAATTATGTGATAAAATTGGGGTATACAAAGGCTACATTCACGACATTACTAAATCAGCAAAGAAAAAAATAGATGCAAAATAAATCCACCTTTGAAGCCTTGACGTATGTCGATGCCTCTCCAGACATTACTGCGTTACGCAACGCATACGACCAGACTGTAAACGAACTGGAAGCTTATTTTGATTTGTGCCGTACTAGCTACGATGACCGCCGCAACTGGTGGCCAGGCAAAAGTCGTGATCACCGCAAGCACGGTGCAGATGCATTCCCTTGGGAGGGAGCATCAGACACAGAGAGTCACGTCATTGACGAACGCATTACACGGCTGGTGTCTTTGTTTATGTCTTCGCTGAATCGGTCTAACATCCGTGCCTACCCAGTGGAGTCCAACGACATTGCTCGTGCAGAGATCGTATCGTCATTCCTCAAGTGGATGGTAACAAGCGGATACATCCCTCGCTACAAGCGTGAAATGGAACTAGGTGCCAACTATCTGCTAGAACGTGGAATGCTTATTACTTATGTAGGCTGGCACACAGAGGACCGTCAGTTCCTGCAGAAGCTT